ATGAAGTACTTGATGATAAAAAAGATTTCCCGCTACTTTATGATATGTCCAATAACACCAAATCACTTTACTTGTTCTATAAAAGCGAAAATACAGACGACGACAAAAAATTATTTGCCGTAAATGGCAATAACATAATGTTTGAAAGAATTGAGAACAGAAAAAAAATTAAAAAATATCTGTTCGTCAATGATAATCCTGTGAATAAAGAAAAAATCAAAAATATCTCAAAATATATTATTACGAAAAAAATAAATACCAAAAAGAAACACCTCCCGATAATACCGCTGGATTATATTATAACAGAAAATTCAAGAGTATATTTAATAAAGACAAATAAAAGCGAATCACTGTATTATCGCTCAATATTCTGCAAGAAAGTAAGCGCGGTTGCTGGCTCAACGCATTTTATAGCTATGATTGACGATTATGTGTTTGGCACACTCGCAATAAGATGTACGTTTTCGTCAGCTACACGGCCTAATCCATCGCTGTTTGAATTATACGGATTCGCATATAGATTAAAAAATTATCCGAATATTAACAGATTGCTGATGATGTTGATTACGTGCGACGATTTTAGAAAATTCTATAAATATCATATTAAAAGAAATAATCTTACCGATTATAATACAATAAGAACTCTATGTATAACTAAATACAGAACCCAAAAAGGAAATAGCCAGCTGCTAAAACTTGTAGAATCAAAAAAAAATAAAAGCGGCCTGTATGAATTAGTGTACGAAACGCCGTTTTGGAAAAGAACTTTCAAAGATTGTTTATTAGATTATTTATGGGAACTTAAAAATGGAAAAATTCCATACGACCCAAGCTATCAGAGCAACCCCAGAAAAAATATTAACGCTTGAAAATGGTCTGGCAATATATAAAGCAGGACTGGTTTATTTAAGAGAACCCGACGTCAACGCAAGATATATGCCAGAGCCTGTGTTTGAAAACCTAACTAATAATCTGAAAAAAGATAAAAGACTCGAATCCTTGCCACTCTGCTGCTTTAACGAAAACTATGAACAAAATAAAGAACTTAAAATTATATCCGGCACGCATAGAATTAAAGCGGCAAGAAGCGCAGGCCTGGAAATGGTTTATGTTCTCGTAATCGAAGAAAAACTCGAAAAATCAAAATTTATAGCCAAACAATTATCACACAATTCTTTAACAGGTGTAGATGATGAGCAGGTTTTAGCCCACCTCTTTAAGGAAATAGAAGATTGCGAAAATAAATTATACGCCGGATTAAATATAGAACAACAATTTAATATACAAAAAGAAAATCTGGAAGAAATTATATGCCCTCCAGATTTTTATAACGTCACAATTTTTTTCGCCAAAAGCGATAAAGAAAAATTCGACGATTGTATCAAAACTATGCTTGACTCTAACGAAGTAATCATAGAAGATATAAAATGTTTTAATGAGTTCAAAAAGGCTATTCTAAACGCAAGAAAAAGCGAAAATATCAGAAGTTTATCACCGCTAATAGGGAAGATGGCAAGTATTATAAACGAGTATTATGCAAGCAGAAAAACAGACAAACCAGACAAGGCGAAGTGAGATAGTCCGTGTTCAAGTAGAACGCTCTGGTTACAGAGAGCAGGAAAGAACCAGAATAGCAAAGGCTAAATTTTTAGAGGCCTATATCAAATCAGCCTGCAATATCTCTATGGGGTGCAGGGCGGCTAATATATGCAGGGCGAATGTTTATGATTGGATTGAAAAAGATAAGAATTTTCGGGAAGCTTTGAATGACGCAAAAGAGGCTTTGATTGATTTGGCGGAAAGCAAATTATATGAGGCAATAATTTCCGGCAATATTAAGGCGATTATATTTTTCTTGGAGCGAAAGGCAAAGAACAGAGGTTATGGACAGAGTGTTGAGCAGGACACTACGACACATTATTACATACACGAAGTAGACAGCAAAAAATGATAGAACCGTCAAATGAAGTTTACGTTGAAGTTATCCCTAAATTAAATCAGTTCTTAAAATATCAAACCAAGAGAACAAATTTATTGTACGGGTCGGCGGGTTCGGGTAAGAGCTGGACGGTTGCACAGCATTTGATATTTCGCAAATTCCTTACTGAACATCATATCAGAATTTTAATCGTAAGAAAAACGTGTCCATCTCTTAAAAAATCCTGCTGGCTTTTGATAAATGATTTATTGCGGCGCTATCAAGTAAGTCATTACGCCATAAATAAAAGCGAAATGATTATTTGTTATAAAAATAATGAAATATTTTTTACTTCAATAGATGACCCCGAAAAATTAAAATCATTTGAAAGGTTGAATTATATTTGGGCGGAAGAGGCCACGGAATTAACCAAAGACGATTTTATGCAGTTGAATTTACGCTGCCGAGGCGAAAATATAAACGGCAAAAATGAATTGTATTTTACGTTTAACCCGACGGATGAGAATAGCTTCTTAAAGCCGTTGTGCGATAATCCGCCAAAGGATTATGCCGTATGTCATAGCACATACCTTGATAATCCTTTTCTTGATAAACAGTATGTAGAGCAGCTTGAAGCACTGCAAACATTAGATGAGGTCTATCATAAAATTTATGCGCTTGGAATTTGGGCAACGCCAAAAGGCCTGATTTACAGCAATTGGAATATATCAGACGAATGGCCGGACGATTATGACGAACGAATTTATGGCCTTGACTTTGGATACAGCGATAGTAGCCTTGCTCTTGTAGAGTGCAGGATTAAAGGCGATAATTTATATGTCAATGAGATTCTGTATGAAAAAAATTTAACAAACCCGGAATTGATTCGGAGGCTTAACGAATTAAACGTGAGCAAACAAGTTAAGATTATCGCCGATTGCGCAGAGCCGAAAAGCATTAAGGAATTAAATGACGCTGGTTTTTGGGTGCTGCCTTGCGATAAAGGAGCTGATTCAATCAGGCACGGAATAAATGCAATAAAATCTTTTAATTTATACATAACATCAGACAGTGCAAATATTTACGACGAAATTCGAGGCTACAAATGGCGAGAAGACAAGTTCGGCAATGCCCTACCAGAACCGGTTAAATTCAAAGACCACGCATTAGACGCCATAAGATATGCCGTTTCTTATATTAAAAACTCTGTAAAGGCGGGTGTGTTTTTTGTCGATGATATTAAAAGGCGTGGAGAAGAGCAAACAAGTGAAGATGATTGGCTTTTGGGAGTTGACGAATGAAAGGAACAATTAAAATTTACGAAATGAACAGATATTACAAAAAATATCCGGTCAAAAAATTGCAAATGTTTATTATGAAATATTTGAAGGATTACCCAGATGAAATTGACGACGAAATCGAAAAAGCTGGAGAAAAAAATAATGATATTGACGAAAATTTATGATATGCCCACAATATATATATGGGTATAAAAAATTTAGTCGATAAAATATTTAACAAAAAAATAGTTCAATCAATAACAAGTGGCGGCGATATCATACCTGCATACATCGCAGGGCGAGAATACTATCCAGACGCCAATTATTCGGACTTGCTTAAAAAAAATATTTCGTGGGTGTATGCGTGCGCATCAAAGAATGCAAGCGTTTGTGCCGGAGTGCCGTTAAGATTATATGCCGTAAATAAAAAATTTACCGGCAGACAAATTACTCCAAGCGAACAAAAAAGATTTAAACAAACTGCACACCTAATTAAATACATCAATCGAAGCGATGGTGTCGCTGTTGAAATTATTGAGCATCCGTTTCTGGATGTGATAAAATCGGTTAATGCTTATATGAATCAATTTGATTTAACAGAATCTTTGGTTCAGTGCCTTGATATTGTAGGGAATGCGTATTGGTATATTGTCAAAGATAATCTTGGAATAATACAAGAAATATGGCCGCTTATGCCGCACAAGGTCAGCATTATACCAAGCAGCGAAAATTTCATAAGAGGTTATAAGTATTCAATATCGCCGGGAAATGAGAAAATATTTCAGCCTGATGAAATAGTTCACTTCAAGAATACAAACATTAAAGACTACTTCTACGGGATGGGATGTCTTGAAGCCTGTATTATGGCTGCGGACTTGAATGAGAATATTCAGTTGTTTGAAAATCGGCTAATGGCCAATAAAGCTGTGCCTGATGTTGCATTGATATTGCCGAAAGATTCCGGATTGCCGAGTGAAGAAGAACAAAGGCGGACTAAAAAAGAATGGAAGCGAAGATACGGAGGCATAAATAATGCGGGCGGGCTTGCGATATTTGCCGGAGGGGCGGATATAAAACAATTACAATTAAGCCCCAGAGAGATAAATTATCTGTCTGGTCGAAAGGTGGCAAAAGAAGAAATCGCGGCGATATTTGGTGTGCCTTTGAGCAAATTGACTGTTGAGGACGTGA